GCGAAGCTTGCGGCTCGAGGCCTGCCACCGCTCGCCTATATTCTCGACGAGGCCACCGACGGCGACGAGGTCCTCGGCGACCACTTCGATTGATCCAGTTGCTGCTCTATGGCCGCGCCAGGAAACCGTGCCACCAAGGTTTCGACTGCGATAATAACGCCGCGCGATCAATCGCGCCAGAAATCCTTGAACCGGCCTGGCGCCAACGCCGTGTACCGTGCCGTGTTCTGAATGTTCCGATGCCCCATGTAGGCTTGGATCGAACGGGTGTCGTGACCATCGTTCGCCAGCTTGTAGCCAGCCGCGTGCCGCAACATGTGGGCGTGCACCTTGATGCCAAGATCGGCGACAATTCCGGCCCGCTCAACCATGCGTGAAAACCCCGGCGCCGAGAGCGGCGCGCCACGTTCCGAGACGAAGACGAAGGGCGACGCTGCACTTTCGCGCTGATGCCGGCGCAGCTCGCGCATCTCGCGCCCGGTTAAGGGGTGCGTGGCGGGCGTGCCGTTCTTGACCCGGCGCACGTGCAGGAACGCGGTTTTGAAATCGACCTGTTCCCAACGAAGATCAACGATTTCGCTCGCCCGCAGCGCATGCCGAAAGGCTAAAAGGATCATGAGCGCGTCGCGGCGGCCGTAGCGGTTGGCCTTGGCCGCCTCGATCAGCAGATGCACCTCGGGCGTAGTGAGGTGCTCCCGGGTCCGGAACTCGGCGTTTGCCCGCCGTGGCCGGCGCTTTAGGGCGCCGCCGGCAGCGACTGTTGAATTTTCAGTGGCTGGCGTGACCAGCCGCAAGCGTGCAGTTTTCATTGATTTTATGGCCTTTCCCCGCGCTACTGTACAATAGCTAACCATTCTATGCACAGTCCGCAAGTGCCAGAAAGCCGCGCCACACCGGCGTTTCTGCACCGTTTCCGCACGATAGGACCGAATGCAACAGACAGCCATTCGGTCAGAAACGGCTAATTCACCGGCATTTCTTGCCGGTGATCACAGCTCGGCAGCAATGGATTTTTTCACGCCAAAAATGCATGTTGGCGGCGGGCATCTGCGACGCAAACTGCATGTCGCGGTTACGGCGAGTTTGTACGATCACAACAAACACCAAAAAAGCCCCGAAAAATGGGCATAACTTGCCAGTCGAAGGGCAATTTTGGGGGTATGTCGCTCTATATATACTGTCCCCAAAATAGAATAGATTATCTACAAACATTACAAACATATATATTATATATATGATATTATTAGATAATTCCGTTTGAGACTAGGAGACAAATACAGTCCAGGCGTTTGTCTTAGCTCCTGTCGGGGTTTTCGACCACTCGATAGCCATCAGGTGTCCATTCAATTTCGCCGGCCTCGACGAATTGTGCGAGCACATCCCTGATCTCCGCCGAGCGTAATGCGCCGCGAATGGCTTGCTGGACGTTGCGCAGCTTCAAAGTTCCACGACGCCGGATCAGTCCGAGAATTTTGTCAGCGTACACGCTGCGCTCTGTTGTCGGCATATAACCGACTGCGGCGTTGGCGAGCGCTTCTCCGGCGGTCCAGGCGAGACCGGCGCCCCATTCCATGTCGGAACGATCGACGGTACCGCCGCGCCCCCAGCGTCCAGCGGCGCGGATCGTCGCCAGCCGCACCGCGATCTCGCCGACACGCGCGATATAGGGCTGCAGGTCCGACCGCCTATCCATCGTCTCATCGCACTTCCGCTGAAAATCGCGATAGGCGGCTGCCGCTTGCTCGTTGGCCCACAACAGCACGTCAGGCGTGAATGCGACCTCGGGGCTGTCGAGTTGCAGCAGGCTCTGTGGACCTGACCAGAAATACAGCTCACGCAGCGCCGCGGCGAGCCGATCCGGCACCGAGCCCGGCTCGGTCGCGGGCTCGGTATCGTCGGCACGCAGCTCCGAATTGAGCACCAGGAAGCGGTTGAGAAAGCCGTTGCCGACGCTGTCGCCCTGCAAGGCGGCGTGGAATTCGTTCGGCGTCGACAGTCCAAGGATCGAGATCGCCGGCGACTGGATGATCTTCATCTCGCGGCTGGCCCACTCCGCCGTCGCCATCGCCGAGAACGATGTGCCCCAAAGCGTGCGTAAGATCTTGCTGATTGCGCTCTCGAAGCCGGATGCTTTGCGGCTGAGAATGCGCAACAGGAAAGCCCCGAACTCGTCCTGCAAGCACAGCGCTAGCGGCTTGCGCAGCAGGAAATTCACCACGGCCGGCATCGAGATGAATTCGCTGGGGCCGATGTGGCCGTGCGCGCCAGCGGCCTTCATCAATGCCGTTACAGCGTCGAGCAGATACTGCTTGCCGGATCCGGTGCGGCCGACCGGGATCACGTAGAGGTGCGTCGCTGAGCGCGTCGGCCCGGCGACGCGGCGGCCGATCAGCGTGCCGACTATGGCGACGGCGGCGCCGAGCGCCAACACCCGGTTCGGCCGCCGTGAGGTGGCGGTGATCCAGTCGACGACGTCGCCGACGACGCCCGGCACCTTGGTGAAGGCCGCCAAGGCGTCGACCGCTTCGCTCGGCGATGCCGTCATTGACTCAGCCGGCGCGGCCGGCGCCGCGAAGCCGATGTCGACCTCGGCAAAGCCAAGCCGATCGCTGAGATACGTCCAAGCACTGGCGAGATCGCAGCCGAGCGCCACCATGACCAGATCAAGCGGCGTGTAACCCGTATCAGCGCCGAAGTCGCGAATGCCTTCCGGCACGATCTTCAGATTGAGGTGCCGCTTTTCCGGCGGCCGCCCGGTGGTCGACGGCCGCCACGCCGGAACGGCCTCGTAGCCATGCCGAGCACGACGGCAGCGATAAAGTCCGAGCGCCGGCACCCAAGCTTCCAGTTTGGCGAGCGCGAGATCATTGAGCTGGCGGTGCGGCGTGGCGTCGTCGCCGCCGTCGCCGCCGCGTTTGCGCGCCGCGGCCGGCTTGGTCGCGTCGACCTGATAGCCGAACGGCGCCAGCGCCGCGGAGATCTTCTCGACGATGTCGGCGTCAAGCTCCGGTAACTCGTCCGGCCTCACATCTTCGAGCGCGTCGGTGCCGGTCCAGACATACGGCAGGCCGGTGTCGGGATGCAGCGTCGGCGGCAGCACCGTCTGCCGGCCAGGGCCGATCAGGTCGACGACGCGGCGGCCATCCAAGTTCCAGCTCGTCGAGGTGGTGATCTGTGGGCCGTAGTAGAACAGCGTCTCGCCCTTGGCGCCGCGCTTCTTGATCGGCGTCGGCGGCAGAACGCCGACGATGGCGGCCATGATGGTCTTATCGTCGGTATCGATGTCGATCGCGATGGCGCCATGGCTGGCCGCGCCGGTGATCACGCCGATGCCAGTGTCGCCCGCCGCCCAGCGCGCGCGTACACTTTGCGCCGGCACGCCGCGATTGAAGCGGCGCTGCCAGTTCGACAGCCCGAGCCATTGCCCGGCGTGCAGAAAGCCGGGCCGCTTGGTGCCGGGCATGATCGGGATCGCGGCGAAGCCGCGCTCGATCAGTCGCTCGCCGATGTCGGCATACGCGCCCACTTCGTCCCCCACTCAAAATGGCGGCTCGTGTTCAAGAATTCGCCGGCGCAGGCTGTGCTCGAACCCAACGACGACGCGGCGTAAGAATTCCTCCCACTGCTCGACGCTCAACGCGGCGAGATCCGAGGTGCCGCATTCGTCGAGAAAGTCGCCGGCATTGGTGCCAGCTTCGAGCGCGGCGGCGCGCTCGTATTCATCAAGGGTGCCACTCGCCATCGCCATCACCTTCCGCGCCGCCGCGTGGCAGCCGTTGTCGTCGCACACCCAAACAAAAGGACCGCGGCCGTTGTGCCGATAGCCAAGCCACACCGCATGGCGTCGGCACACCGCGCACAGCGTCGGCTCTTTGGTGGCGAAGCGGGTGATGGTGCCGGTCAAAACCGCACCTCGTCGTTGATCGGCGGCGGCAGCGCGGCGACGCGATCGTGCGCGACGGTGCAGTGGCCCCAGCGGTTGACGTCGACCTTGCTGCCATCGGGCCGCAGCACGCGCTTCTCGACCACGTTCCAAAATTTGCCGTTGCGCGTGACGGTGATGGCGACGATCGGATCAAGCTCGCCGACGCGCTCGATCGCGGCGTCGACGGTCGTCGGCGCCGGCGCGTTGCCGCCGAGCCCGTACCATGCCCGCTCCGCCATCTCGCGGGCGTAGCCGGTGCGCTCCAGCGACAAATATTCGGAATAGGCCGACAAGCCGCACAGATACTCGATCCGCAACGACGGCGGCGCTGCCGGATCGGTGTATTTGAGATGGCGGCGGGCGCTGACTTCGGTCACTGGCAGCCAATCGCTGGTGCCACCGAGGATCGGCACCGCGTCGGCGGTAGCGGCGTGCTTCGGCGCTGGCTTCTCCATGGGAAATTCATGGCCGCAGGACGAGCAGACCGCGTCGCACAACGCATTCAGCTCACTACACTCCGGGCAACGCTTGGCGGCGACGATGTCGACCTTGACCCCGGCCGGCGCCTTGTTGGCGGCGTTGCCGACGTTGACGCGATCGACCGGACCGTGGCGCATGACGTTGCCGGCGAAATCCAGCACCAGACAATCGCGCTTGCCGTCGGCTTTGCGGGTACCGCGGCCGACCATCTGGACGTAGAGCCCGGTCGACAGCGTCGGCCGCAGCATGGCGATCAGATCGACCGCCGGTACGTTGAAGCCGGTCGTCAGCACGTTGACGTTGGTCAAAGCCCTGATGGTGCCGGACTGAAAGCCGGCAACGATGGTGTCGCGCTCATCGCTCGGCGTCGTCGCCGTGATGGTTTCCGCTGCCACGCCGCGCTCGCACAGCACGTCGCGCACATGCAAGGCGTGGTGCACCCCGGCGCAGAAGATCAGCCAGCTTTTGCGGTCGCGGCCGCGTTCGATAATCTCACCGACGGTGGCATCGACGACGGCATCATCGTCGGCGGCGTCTTCCAGCGCGCCGGGAACGAATTCGCCGCCACGCACCGCGACACCTTCGACGTTGATGCGCGCCGTCGTGGCCTTCGAGCTTAGCGGCGACAGCCAGCCGTCGCGGATGCCCTCGGCGATCCCGTACTCGTAAACGATCTCGTCAAAAATCTTGCCGTCGCCTTCGTCGAGCCGGCCACTGTCCAGTCGGTACGGCGTGGCCGTCAAGCCGCACACCCGCAGCGCCGGCTCCAGCTCGCGCAAGCCGTCAATCACGGAGCGGTACATGCCGTCGCCGAAGTGCGGCACAAGATGCGCTTCATCGATGATGACCAGATCGCGGCGGCCGAGGCGCTGCGGCGTGCGAAAAATGCTTTGGATGTTGGCGAGCACGATCGGCGAATGCCAATCGCGCTTTTTCAAACCGGCGGAATTGATGCCGACCGGCGCGTTCGGCCAGATCTTCAAAAGGTGGAAAAGGTTCTGCTGCACCAGCTCGCGAACATGCACCAGCACCAGCGCCCGGAAGCGTGGATAACGCGCACTGATGTCGGCGATCAGCTTGGCGATCACCAGCGACTTGCCGGTGGCGGTCGCCATCGCGACCAGCGGGTGACCGCCATCGGTTTGCCAAAAGCTGTTGAGCGCATCGAGCGCCGCGAGCTGATAGGGCCGCAGCTGCATGGATTTAAGCCGTCTTCTTCCACGGTGCCGCGCCGAGGCCGTCGGCCGGCTTTTTAGCCGCCGGCTTCGCCGCAGACTTTGCTGCAGCCGCAGGTGCCGGCCCTGACGGCGTCGGCGTTGGCGCTGGCTCGTCTGGCGCGTTGAGCGGACGCACGCGGGAGATGACATTGCGGTCGTCGCGGACGCCCTGCTTGTCTCTCTGGATGCCGACGCGCACTTGCATCGATTTGTACAGAAACATTTTGGGGTCGTTCACCTGCTCGGTTATGTCGAGTGCGACGCAGATGTCCTTGATCTTGCGCCGCGCGATGCCCTCGGTTACCGCGTTGCTGTGCTGATAACAGAGGTGGTCCCACACCTGACGACCTTCGTGCTCGCCATCGGTGATCCGCCACGTCAGATTAAGCATGTGACCGTCACCGCTACTCGGCACGGCGAGCGTCGCCTCGATGATCTCGGCGGCATATTTGCCGATCGGGATCAGCTGGAAGTTCGAGCCCTCCTGTTGCGAAGGGTCAAAATAGAACTCGTCACTCACGTTATGTCTCCTGATGTTTCGGTGTTGATCGCGCTTTCGCTCCCGGCGCGACCTGCGGGACATGCGGAAACAGCGGCGCGAGCGCTTGGCTCACGTCGATATCCTTGGGACAGGCGATTTTTGCTGGCAGCTCAAAGCGGCTCTTGGCGACGAAGGCCGGCTGCGCCTCGAAGTGCAGGTATCTGGTCGAGCCGCCAGCAGCGCGCGTGCGCTTTTTGCTAAAGCCGGCGTCTTCGGTGTGCACGACGATGTCAGTCGAGAGAAATCCGACCGCGTCCATTTCGTCGAGCACCAGCGCACGGCCGCGTTTATGCAAGCGAAGCTGATAAGACGAGTAAGCCGGCGCCCGTGGATCGTTGACAGTCTCGATCGCAGAGTGCGCGAGCAGCACAACAGTCATACCGCGCGCGCGGCGCAGCCAATCAAGCGCAGCGAGAAAGTCGCGCCACCATTGATCGGCGACGACGTATCCTTTGCCGTAGCCGGGACTTTCGATCGACGGCCAGCCGTTGGCGGCGCAAACGTCGGCCCAGATCAACCACTCGAGCTTGTCGAGCGAGTCGATCACGACCGTGCTGTAAGCGTGCTCGCCCTCGGCGAGTGCCATCAACGCTTCGCGCACGTCGGCGTAGTGCGATAACCGGCCGAACGTGGCAATCGTCAAGCCGCCCGGCGTGCCGTCCTCAGTTTGCGCAAAAATCGGCTTTGGAAACCGAGCCGCCAGCGTCGTTTTGCCAACACCTTCGGCGCCGTGGATCGTGATACGCGGCGGCAGTGTTGCGGCGGCCTTGAAGATGTCAGTGATTGAGATAGTCATGCTGAGACCTCATCGAGCAGTGCGTCGGCGATTTCTCGCGCGTCGAGGGATGGATCGATTTGTGTGTAGGCGGATAAGGCGTCTTCGGCGTCGCGCGCGATGTCGATCAAAAACAATTCAAGTTCGAAGCGCCCGACGCCGGCTAGGCGCGGATGACGCCGGAGCTTTTCGACGATTTCGTCGAATAGGTAATCGACCAGGTCGCCGGCGTTGCTGCGGAAACAGATTTGATCCAGCGTGCAGGCGATGACGCGACGCAGGGTGCGAGTGTCGAGCGGCGTCATGGCCGCCCCCACTGGCTCAACGAGAGCCGAGCGCTGCTCGGGCCGATGAGCTCGGTCCAGATGTGTGCGTCGACGACCTCGATGGCGATCACGTCGGCTGGGGCGACCACGCCGTGGACCGGCTGAAATGCAGGGGGTCGGTCGCCAAAATCGCTTGAAAAAGCTCCATTCCTGCAAGGACTTGCAGGCGCATTTCGTTGCATCCCGCTATAGGGGTAGCCCCCTGCAACGAAATGCCTCTGGCGGTGCGCATTGTTGCGGCAACGCGCGTTGCAAAAGAGGCGCCGACGACCGCGAACAGGATGGCGCAGCGGTCGACCGCAATGTGCGCATTCGGTGCTGGTGCGAGGCGACATTTTCATACGCCCCTCGCCAATTCTTCGACACCACTCCGCATGGCCTTGCGCTGCGCGCGTTCGGCTTTGACGAGCGCCAGCAGCGCACGAGCGACCTCTTCGGCCTGCGACACTGAGCGAAGGTTGGCGCGCATGACCGCGGCGATATCTTTCGCGGTGTCGCGTGCGCACCAAAGATCGCCACCGCCACGGCGGATTTCCTCCTCGGCGCGGTGAAGCCGTTCGATCGTCTCAACGTGCTCGGCCTGCAGTTTCGCATACGGCGACACCTTGGCCGGCGCGTTCGGATCCGGCACAACGGTCGATGCCTTCCACTTCCTCAGCACGACGTTGGGGTGGTTGAAGCGAAAGCGTTCCGCGGCGGTGAGGCGTTGCCGCCACTTGTCAATCTCGACGCGGTGCTCCAGACATTCCAGCAATCTCGACCGCGTGCCTTTGTCGATTTCCTGAAAGCTGTTCGTGATCAACCATTCGGCGATCGCCTTCTCATAGCGACTGCCTCGCGGCTCGTTGCTGTGAACCTCGCGCATGACCTGGGCGCGGCCGAACTGCAGCGCCTCAGCTATGGCTAACCAGTCGTCGTAGCCACGACGCTGACGAGCCATCGCTTCTTGCCCGAGGCGAACGATTTGGGAATTAGCTGAGTTGTCCTGGAGCAACCCATCATGTTCGGATTGACCAGGCTGTGGAAATTCACTATTTGAACGGCCGTCGATGATGTGCAACATCGACAATCTCCAGATTTCTGAGCTTCGAGTTCCCTGCGGCACACCTCCCTAAAAGTGTCCGCCGCAGGGCGCTCGGTTCGCCGCCCTTGGTGATCGCTTCGGCGCCGAACGGCGAACGCCGGGCGGGACCAAACCTCACTTACCGTTGTTTGTTCAACATCAGTGCATCGCCGACGCGCATGCCGAGACGGCGAGGGCTGAGGCGAATAATCTTGTCGCTGTGTTCGCGCTTCAGGGTGTCTACAGACACGCTAGAAAGCCGGGACGCTTCCTGCAGACTGGCGATCCGCTTCTGCTCAAGCGAACTAAGCTCAGCGGCTTGCTCGGTGACGAGGTTGGACATTGCGCGGGGCTCTTGCGTTCGTGAAACTCACGACGCAGCAAGAGGCCACAAGCGACGCAATGTGTCCCGGGAAAATAAGAGCGAGGGAAAATAGGCGGCGGTTTTATTTTCCGGTAACGCTCAGGACGCAGCAGGATCGTACAACGCGATCGCGAGGTACCGATCCTGCCAGCGGCGAGCTGCTTCCAGGCTTTTGCGACAATGATCGCGCAAGAGGTCGCCTGAATGATTTTGAAACAGATGTTTTCCGATCTCGGCATCGGATGCGTTGATGGCGTCAAAATCGAGCATCCTGAGATACTCCGGGAATTTATCAACGCGAGGCCGTATATCGTCGCCAGCCGCGGCTTTCACTTCTGCTTGTTGCTCCAACAGAACAGGCAATGCCCGCGCAAGCTGCGCCGAAATCGGCAGCGTTAGATCAACCTCAAGCAGAACCTTATTGGGATCAGGATGCTCGGTTTTTGAAACTAAAGAGACGAACGTGCCGTCGAAAAGTGGCGGCGCCTTACAGCGCGGATCGAGAGTGCCGTTGCCACCGCTGAGGGAGACGCGGAATTTCTTATGGAGCAGCTCCCATGAGAACGGCGGGGTGTGGACCCATTCCTCGGCAATCGGCTCCGTGCTCCCCGCCGCGACCGGGTAGCTGATCCACCTCGTGAGCCAGGGGATGTAGGCGGATACCCACGCAAATCCGCGGTTCTCACTTTTCGCCGACGCTTCTCTCGCTTGCGTCAAGAGCTCGCGGCATCGACGCTCGGTCGCCGCTAAGTCCAATCCATCGCCGCGCTCGTTAAGAAACGGCGAAACTTTCTGCTCCCAGCAGAGACGGTAATCGGAACGCCGGCGCAGGAATTCCCAGCCCCATTGCACCATCGACGTCGCGGAAGTTGCCGGCGGATAGTCGGCAGCATCACGCGGATCTGGAACACCCCAATCGTCTATGGCAGAACGCGACGCAGCCTTGGCCATGGCTTCCTCGTGGCCTTGGGTTAGGGCCGGTCCGGCGTTCAAGCGCCGGATCGGCCCGCTGATTTTAACTCACGCTCGGGCGCAATGGCACGATATTCGACGTACCGCGCTCAACGATGTTGATTAGATAGCTTGCCCACAAATCGAGCGCCTTCCGCTTCTCGGGTTCGTACGTTGAGCGATTATAAATTCCATGCACGCCGGCCTTGTGGCCTGAAATGTGATTGAGCACCGCTTCAAGAATGTGCGGCTGCGTGCCTAAATCGGCCGCGCGCGTCGCTGCGGTTCGGCGAAGATCGTGCAAAGTCCAGCGGGGTAGGGGCTCCGACCGGCCCTCGTTGATCCTGGCGTCGATCTTGTGCTTGCTGTGGCTCCAATCGGAAAATCCGCCGTTGCCAAAACCAAATAAAAGATCCCGCGGCATGCCGTCCTTATTGGTGCGCAGGGGTTGCGCCGCAATGATCGCCAGAGCCGGCGCGCTTAATGGCACAACATGCTGACGCCGATTTTTGGTTCTCGCCGGGGGCAGGGTAATGGTCGCGGCGTCACAATCGGTCTCAGAGCGCGCCAAATCGGCGATTTCATCGCGGCGCTGCATCGTAAGCATTAGCAGCTTGATGATCGATCCGTGCTGATCGTCGCCGGCCGCGCGCCAAATGTCGCGCAACTCGTCGTCGGCGAGAATACGATCTCGAGCACCGGCCTCCGCCTCGACATTGGTGCCGGTCACCGGATTAGTGTCGACCAGCCCTTGCGTCACGCTCCACGCGAAAAATGCCGCCAGGCTGGCGCGTACTCGATTGGCCGCTGACGGGCCGCTGCTCTCGGCGATTGCGGTCAGGCGAGCGGCAACTGCACGGCGATCGATCGCGGCGAGCTGCATCCCGTGCAACGCCTTGCTGTGCTTGTTCAGGTGACGTTCGATTTCCCGATAGGTGCGCGGCTTGTTGCCTTCAGCCTTGCGCGCGAGATAGGCCGGCAGCACCGCGCCCATGGTTTCGGCTGCACGGGTCCGCCGTTCGGTTTTCTCGCCAGCCGGATCGTAGCCAAGGCGCACCTGGGCGTGTAATTGCCCCGCCGTCTGTCGCGCGTTCTCGACTGTGATTGCCGGGAAGGCGCCGACCGCGACGCGGCGCTGCTTGGTGCCGAGCTTGTACTGAAAAATAAATCGCCGTGAGCCGCCATCGCGCAGCCGGATGCCGAAGCCGGCGAGGTCGTCGTCGAACCAGATCTTTTCGCTCGCGCCCTTGGGCAGCGTCAGTGCAGCGACGGTTTTCTGTGTCAGCTTCATGCGCCACCCGAGCAAAAGACTGGTGTGAACCTGGGAAGACTATGGGAAGATCCGTGGAGCATTTTCGTGCTCTCACGTGCCTCGATTAGACTGGTGGTATGGGGATTATTATCAACGATTACAAGCCGCGTGCATCTTCCCGCGTGCTCGTGCGTGAACGTGTGCAAAATTTCAAGACTGGTGCCTTAAACCACTCGGCCACCCTTCCGGACGCTGATCTATAAATATCTGGGCGGCGCCGGAACGCAACCGGCGCACTTTCCG